AGGTGCCGCCGTGGCCGCGCACGGTCACCTAGGCCCGACCGACGACAACGGGGCGCCGCGCAACGACGGGCTGGACCCCAGGTGGTCCTCGGACTGGCGCTTCCTCGAGGGGCTGCACCCCGACGCTGAGGCGTATCTCTACGGCCTGGCGTCGGCACTGTGGGACCAGGGCGCGCGTGAGCACGCTGCCGGCAAGCCGAACCCATACTGGCGGGATGATCCGACCCCTTCGCTGGCTGTGCCGCCCTTGCAGGATGCTCCGCCAGCGTTACCCTGAGCCCGTGGCCGAAGAGACGACCGATGCAAGGCTGAACGAGCTCTCGCCGAAGGCGCTGCTTGTCCGGATCTGGCGTCAGTCGAAGCGCAACGGCATAGCCATCGCCGCCGCCAGGGCGGAACTACACGAAGTGGAGAAGCGCATGACCGATGCATTCGATGCCCTCGACGAGAAGGTCGAGCAGGACATCTCCGACGACACCCTCGCCAAGGAGGCCTACGCGGACCTCAAGGCGCAGCTGGACGCCCAGACCCAGATCGCGGTCGACGCGGTCAACCAGTCATCGCTGGACAAGGCCGCCAAGGACCAGGCGCTCGCCGACCTCGAGGCGGGCAAGGCCCGTGCTCAGGCCGCGGCCGACAAGCTCGCCGGCTCCTCGCCGATCGCCCCCACGGACCCGCCAGCCTGAGGGCCCCTGACGGCTGGCTGGACGGCCCCCGCCCTTTCTCGACCCGGGCGGGGGCTCGTCTGTCTCTAGCGCCGGCTCCAGAGGTACTTCACGTGGGCGACCAGGTGCTTGCCGACCAGGTGACCGGCCAGCGCGGCGCCGAAGAAGATCACGACCCCGGTCCAGGCACTCACGTCGTAGGTGCTGAACGTGTCCCCGGCCGCCCTCACGATGACCCCTTCCGGGGCGTGATGCGCACCGGCTCTCTGGACCGCACCGGATGCAGCTCGTGCGGCTTGGCGAGCTCGGCCTCCTGAGCGAGGACCACCCGTTGGATGTGCACCTGGGCCATCAGCAGCGTGATGGCGTTGCCCAGGCTGACCCAGCTGTCGTGGCTCATGTCGAGCACCCGCAGGTGAGCGTCGCTCAGCAGCTCCAGGACCGCTTCGCTCGGCTCGTCGACGAAGGCGACGTGCTCGTCCATCGAGTCCAGCTGCGCCCGGGCTCCCGAGAGTGTCATGTAGACCTGATTGAGCCGCCCCATCTTCATCAGCGGTGTCTCGGCGGTCATCGCTCCCCCAGATGCACGACGCAGGTGCGCCCGTCGCCGTACGCGCAGGTGCACTGCGGCTCCTTCGAGGGGCCGATCCGGGTGTACTTCTTCCCGGCGCTGGACCACGACGACAGGGTGCCCACGGTCTGGCCGGCGCCGTTGACCAGGTTGGCTACCAGCAGCCAGCACTCCTCGCCCTTCGATGCGTCGTGCTGCACCGTGCTGACGAAGGCGTCCATGAACACCCGGCCGTCGAAGGAGATCTCCAGGTGGTCATCGGGCCAAAGCGCGGCGACGTTCACCTCCTGCCGGTCGACTGCTGAGGCGCTCATGCCCACGGCCCGCGGCTGAGCACGCTCCACTCGTGCTCCCACTCGGTGTCGATGCGGCGTATCTCGAGGATCCGCCCGTCGTCGCCCAGGCGCTGGATGATGACGCGCACCTCGTGGCCGTCGTGGTGGATCAGCAGCTCGTTGCGGTCGAAGACGTTGTAGCGGGCGTTCTCGAACCACACGACGTAGCCGGGCTTGAGCTCCTCGGTGGTGACGAGCTCGGTCTTCTGGTCAGTCGGAAGGGGCATGGGCGGGCTCCTGGTAGGTGTAGATGATGCCGAAGTGGTCCGGGACGGGGCACTCGTCCCGGCTGTGGTGGATCGGGTCGACCTTGAAGGTGAGGGTGACGTAGCTCGAGGTGCCCTCGGCCGTGTCCGGGTAGACGACGGCCTTCTGGCCGACGTGGTAGAGCAGCAGCTCACACCCGGCGCAGGTGATCTTCTGGACAGGTGCGGACGGGGGAAGGATGGCCATCAGCTGGTCTTCCGCCGCGACCGCGGCCGCGCCGGCGGCTTGGGCTCCGCCGGCTCGCCCTCCTTCGCCTCCTTGGCGTCCTGCGCCTGCTCGGCGTAGTGCGCCTCGGCCCGCTCGGCGTTCTCCCCGTAGCCGGTGATGGCCCACGTCTCGACCGAGGCCGTCGTGTTGGGGTCCTCCCTGAGCCGCTCGGCCAGCCCGGCCATGACCCGGGTGTCGCCGCCGAAGATGACCCGCATGCCATCCACCGAGCCGAAGGCCTGAGTGACACTGCCCTCGGTGATGAACGCGGGGTTGATGTTGGTGACGAGCATCAGTGGCTTCTCCTTCTTCCGCGGGCCGGCGGCCCGTACGTGGACTGCTGTGCTTCCACGCCGCGTCGGTGCGGTCGTGGGTCTGGCGCCTCCTCGAGGGGAGGGATGGTGGGCTCCGGCTCCTCGGACAGTCCGAACATCGACCGGATCCTGCTGGCGGTGTCGGGGTCCATCTCGATGCCAGTGATCTCCTCCCGGCGGGCCGTATCGAACTGGTGGATCTCGTCGAGGACGACGTAGGTGAGGTCCTGCCCGCGCATCCGGGGACGCTGGCTGGCTTGCACCAGCCGGAACAGGTAGACGAATCCCGCCTCGTCAACGAGGACCTCGGCGTTGTACTGGCTGTGGGGGTTGCCCCAGTGCTGCATGCGCAGCGCCATGAAGTTGAGGTCCTCGAGCGGGTTGGAGTTCTGGTCCGACCACACGATGCCGGTCGGCCAGGGCCGGCCAGTCGACACCTCGAGGTAGGCCCGGTACCAGGGCAGCACGCGGGCGAGCTCCCAGCGAAGGCCGTGAGCCAAGGTCCCGCCGCGCGAGTGGCTGTTGGACAGGTTCACCAGTAGCCGCTCGATGTAGCCGCCAAGAAGCGTGGGCAGGAGGTCGGCCTGGATCTCCACCAGCATCTGGTCGCTGACCTCGATCGCGAAGCACTCGTCGTAGACGGTGAGCTCGACCACGTGGCTGGACCGCTGCTCCACCCGCTGGACCCGCAGCATCAGCCACGGGCGCTGCCGCTGCGGGCCCTGCAACGAGAAGTGCTGGAGCTCGCGCCGGCGCCATTCTTCCTGCATGCGCTCGTGAGCGCCGAGCAGGTTCGGCGTCGTCCGTCGAGGCGCTACATACCGGTCGTAGATGTAGTAGTCACCCTGGAGCTGCTCGGGCTCGTGGGTGCCGTCTGCGGTCCAGGTGGCCGAGTCGTCGCTGCCGTACCACTCGACGATGTCCTGGTCGATGTCGGCCAGGACCCGGTCGACCTCCTCCTCGTTCACCGCTCGTCGCGCTTCGGGTGGCGCAGCCCCCACGTTCCCAGGCAGCACAACGAGATGTACTCCGGGCTGTCGGCACCGAAGGCGGTGCGGGTGTGGGTGAACAGGATGGACAGGTCATCGCGGAACGGCTCGTAGGGCACCGAGATTCCCTGGGCGAGCACGGCGAGCGACCACCCCGGTGACTTGTCGGAGGCGAAGTGGCCGGCGATCGCCCGGGCGGAGGCATCCGAGACCTCGCGGCGGTCCTCGAACGGGGCGGTCTGGGCGAAGACGTCGAGGGCCTCCTTCGAGGCGTGCTCCCAGTCGACCGGGTCGACGTCATTGCGGATCTGCAGCATCAGGCTCTCCTTCGGTGTTGTGGTCGGGGCAGTGCGCGAGCAGGGCGTCCTCGGAGAGGAACCAGCCCTTGGCCTGCAGCTCGGTGATGACGTCCTTGAGCAGGCCCGTGACGTAGATGTAGGCCTGGCACTGCTGCTCGCCTCCGTAGACGAGCACACGGCGCCAGCCGGTGGTCGGGATGGTGGCATCGCAGCGCACGAACCACTCCGCCGGCCGATCGGGCGGAGTGGTCTCCCTCTTGAGCGTCACGTCCGCCGACCCTTGAGGAAGTCGGCGAACTTGTGGATCTCGCGCTGGTCGTTCAGCGAGAGTGGTTCGTCGCCGCTCGGGCAGGTGATGACGCCAGGGATGCAGGCGCTGCACAGGTCCTCCTCGACCCACCAGCAACCGCCGGCGCATGCGTGGTACTGGCTGCACCCGCAGGTGCGGCACTTACGGGTCGCCTCTCCGAGCACGGCCTCGCTGATGTGGTCCTGGTCCTCGAGGATGCGCGCGTCCTCGGTCGCCGCAGCGATCAGGAGCGAGAACATCTCGATCTCGTCCTCGGTGGGCGGGTCCTGGTCGAGCGGGGTCAGGATCGACCCCATCCCGCCGTTAGCCGTTCTGATCTGCGTTCGCCGCTGCCGGCCGAACAGTCCGCTTCCAGACACGGTCCTCCTCCTTCGCTCCTGCGTTGGGCTTGATGGCGCCGCAGTCGCTGCACTCGTAGTGCGAGACGCGGACGTGAGCCTGGGCGCTGAAGAGAGCGTCCATGGCGGGGCCGGCATCGGTCATGGGACCGAGCTCGTCGATGATGTACGTGACGACCCGGTGGTCGCACGGGGCGAACGGCTGAACGGTCACAGACGGACCTCCTCCTCGGTGGTGTTGCCACATCGGGGGCAGATGTGGCCTCGGTCGTGGTGCGTGTGGCAGGCGGTGCAGCGCGCGACGTCGATGCGATCCAGGATGCCCTCACCGCGGCGCTTCGGGCCGGGCTTGAGGATGACGTCCTCGTTCCCGCCGGCGGCCTCGACCAGATGCGCGTGCTCCTTGCGGACCTCACGCAGCGCCATGGTCATCAGTTCGGCGAACCGATCCTGGTTCTCGTCGAGCAGCCACTTCAGCGCCAGGTCGCGCGCACGCTTGTTCAGGGTGCGGGCGGTGGTGCGCTTCCGGGGCACTGTGTTGGCGCAGGACCGGCACGTGTTGTTCCGGACGACGTGGCCGGCCTGGTCGTGGGAGTCGTAGAACTCCTCGACCTTCTGGCCCTCCCCGCACACCCGGCAGACGCGCCAGCCCGGCGGTGCGTCGTGGACCTCGGCTTCCTGGCCATCGAGGATGCGCTCGGTGGCCTCGTCGTGCGGCGTCATGACAGGTCCGCCTGAGGACCATGCAGCGAGCGCAGCACCCGCCGAGCGTGCCTGGCCATCTTGTAGTGCCGCTCCAGCTCGTCGGCGTCGACGTCGGTGTAGGAGGCGATGCGGCGCAGACCCGACTCGACCTGCTGGTTCGGGTAGGCCTTGCGGACCGACTCCTCCCAGCCCTGGATCATGGCGGCGTAGGTGTCGGTGGCGACATCGTCACCGTTGGTGGTGTTCGGGTTCTGCACCAGTTCCTGGCCGAGCCGGCTCAGGTCGCGCAACTGCGAGACGAGACCGTGCTGGACCATGCCTGCGAGGTAGTGCGTGGACATGTCTTCCTCCTGGGTTGTGGGTACGCAGAAGCCCCCTTGGGCGACCCACGCGAGGTTCCGGCTCGCATAGACCACCCAAGGGGGCTTGTGGTAATAATACCCCGCGCGTACCACGGGCCGCAAGAGATGAGAATGGTTCTCATGAACGAGCAACAGGCAAGGGCGATCGTGCTCGAGCGCTCGGACGACCGGTGCGAGATCGCCGTGCCGGGTGTCTGCACCGGCCGACGTGACAGCGTCCACCACCGGCTCAAGCGCGGCCGCGGTCACGAGTGGGCTCCGAGCAATCTGCTGGGGTCCTGTGGTGACGGCACCCGCGGCTGCCACGGCTACGTCGAGGCGCACCCCACCTGGGCGCAGAGCGAGGGGCTGTGGCTGATGGCCGGCGACGGCGAGCCCCAGGAGGTCAGCGTCCACATGCGCTGGCACAACCAGCGTTCCTGGTGGCTCCTGGACGACGAGGGGCTGCTGACCTGGGACGGGACGGCCTTCGAGGACCTGCAGCTGGACCCGCGGTTCACGCGTCTGACGTTCGCGACCAAGAGCCCGCGCTGAGGCATGCTGGGCACATGGTCACTCTCGTACTCATCATTCTCGGCCTGGTCCTCGTTGTTGCCGGCGTGCTCGCGCTTGTCGGTGTCGTCGGGCTCCCGTGGATCCCGCTGATCATCGTCGGGGTCATCCTGATCATCGTCGGCTACATGCTCAGGCGCGGCACTCCGGTCGTCTGATCGGCCGCCGTTACCCTTCCGGTAGTCCCCTGGTCGCGGTCTAGCCCTCCGCTGACGTGGCCAGGGGACGCTGACACCTAGGAGCATCCCGTGGCGCTGAAGGACCTCATCTGGAGTGGCCTGTCGGCTCGCGCAAGCAGGCAGATCCTTGCCGAGATCTCAGCGGGCGGCGGGGGTGGCGGGGGCGGCGCGTTCGGCGGCACCAAGATCGTCACCTCGTCCACCCGCCAGGTCAGCGCGGTCAGCGGCGGTCAGTCGGTCGCCTTCAACGGCTGGACCTCGAGCAACTACGTCAACGCCCACCCCGGGCCCGCCGTCACGATCGACAACCCGAACTTCAACTGGACGCCCACCCTGGCCGGCTGGTACCAGATCAGCTGGAACCTGCTGATCGAGTTCTCGGCGGCCGCGCCATTGTCAGTGCGCTTCGAGAACGTCGGCTACTACGACAGCTACGGGCTGACCATGGACCTGCCGATCTTCGGCAACGATGTGGGGTCCGGCAACGGTCGCCAGGGACCGGGCTACCAGGGCCGGATGACCACCAACGTCTTCTACACCGAGGACGCGGCGACAGTCGGCGGCAGCGGCATCAAGCCGTTTATGTACTGGCTGGGCACGCCCACCCTGAGCCGGCTGTTCCTGACGGCCGAGATCGCAAAGCTCGGCTGATGTCGACGCTGCACGATCTCATCTACTCGGGCTTCACCGCCCGGCAGGGACGCGCCATCCTGGCGGCCCTCGCTGGTGGCGGCGGAGGCGGTGGCGGCGGCGCAGGCGGCCCATCGGGGATGACCTCGGTGCAGGCCGGCGCGTGGGCCAAGAGCGAGGTCACCACCGGCAACGGCACGGCCGACCCGTACACCTACTTCACGGCGCGGACCTTCACCTTCAACCGCAACCCGGGTGGGACCAACCCCGGGCATGTGCAGGGGCCGGCGCTCGTCGACGGTGACGCGGACGGCTACTTCGGCTTCGACATGGCCGCCGCCGGCTGGTACCAGATGTCCGGCAGCATCAACTTCCAGGTGTCCCACGCCGACCCGCAGGCGCTGCCCGACTTCGCCACGATCGAGATGCTCTACGGCGAGTGGGGCCAGCCGGGCATCAGCCAGCTGCAGCCCCTCGCTGACGGGCGGATCGGCTACGACTCCTTCGGCACCGGCCGCGGCGCTTTCTGGAGCGCAGTCACCGAGCCGTTCTACATGCACGGCTACGACGTCACCTGGGGGACCGGGATCGCCTTCCGGATCCGGATGCCCGGGGTCGGCTTCACCCTCGCCACCTGGAACAACTCCCTGGCCCAGTACGCGCTGAAGCTCAGCGTTACCCAGCTGGGCTGATGTCCTTCCGTCTGCCGAGGGCGCCGCGAACAGACGACGAGCTGTGGTGGCTCATCAACGCCATGTTCGGCGTGAAGCTGCCGCGCGTCTCGGTCTGCGAGGGGCACGTCAGCCCCTTCGAGGCGGTCGCCCACGCCTACTGGGGCAAGGAGCCCAACTTCGCGGTCTGGTACGCCAGCCGCGGTTCGGGCAAGTCCCTGGCCCTGGCGGTCCTCGGGCTGACCAAGGCCTTCGTGCGCGACGTCGACGTCACCATCCTCGGCGGGTCGATGACCCAGAGCCTCAACGTGCGCGAACACATGCGCAAGCTCATGGCGCACTCCAACGCCCCGGTCTACGCCGTCGAGAAGGACCAGGCCACCCTGATCCAGATGGCCACCGGCAAGGCCATCAAGCCGCTGCCGGCGTCCCAGACCACCGTCCGAGGCCCGCACCCGCCGCTGCAGCTGCTGGACGAGGTCGACGAGATGGAGCGGGCCATCTACGACGCCTCGCTGGGCCAGGCGATGGAGCAGATCAACGTCCACGGCCACGTCATCGAGGAGTACATCGTCGCCTCGAGCACCTGGCAGAACCCCGAGGGCACCTTCACCTCGGTCATGGAGGACGCCCGGGAGAAGGGCCTGCCGATCTTCACCTGGTGCTGGCGAGAACTGCTGCAGCCGCACGGGTGGATGAGCGAGCGGTTCATCACCAACAAGCGCAAGGCCGTCTCGGCCCAGATGTGGCACACCGAGTACGACCTGAACGAGCCCAACGCCGGCAGCCGGGCCTTCGACCTGGACAAGGTCGAGAAGTACACCATCGAGTACGAGCCCCTGGTCCGCGAGCGCCACGAGGGCAATGGCGACCACGACGTCTACGTGTGGGAGGAGCCGCAGGCCGGCGGCCTCTATGCGGTCGGCGCCGACTGGGCCAAGGAGCAGGACAAGACCGTCATCGGCGTCGTCCGGTACGACGTCAAGCCGCGGCGCCTGGTCAAGCTCACCCGGATCAACCGGCGCCCCTGGGACGTCATGATCGACCTCTTCAACCGCGACACCCAGGACTACCAGGCGGTGGCCGAGCACGACGGCACCGGCGTGGGCAACGTCGTCGACGACTTCCTGGACTACTCCGACACCACGGCCAAGTTCGTCATGGTGGGGCGGCCACGCACCCAGCTGCTGCTGGACTACATCACCTCCTTCGAGCACGGCAACTACCGCATCCCGCGGATCCCGAAGAACGTCGACTTCCCGGGCGTGGTCGCCGACCCGCTGTACCGGGCCCACCGCGGCGTCACCGTGGCCGATGTCTACGCGCCCGGCAAGTGGAACAGCCACCTGTCGGACGACGTCGCCATGATGGCCCTGGCCCACCGCGCGATCGAGCGGAACCCCGTGCCCATCACCCACGACGGCAGCGTCCCCTCCAACGGGATCCCGCGCGACGCCGACAAGCCGTTCCACGTCCAGCCTGACGGCAACACCTCCGTCGTGGTCGGCAACGTCGAGATCGTCGACGAGCGCTACGGAGACATCGGCGTCTTCGGGGTCCCGACCAACTCCGGCGGCGGCAGCGAGCGCGACCCCTGGGAGGCGATGTCGGTATGAGGTTCATCGCGGCGATCGACACGACGTTCTTCGGCGTCTCCTACGCCCAGGGCAGCGACGTCAACACCACCAACTGGACCAAGCGGCAGATCCTCCAGCACCTCGACCTGGGGCTCATCGCACCCAGCCAGATCTCCTCCGGCCAGATCGCTGACGCGCTGAAGTTCGACGGTGACGGGGTCACCACGGTCGTCGACATCAACGGCCGGACCATCGTCACCATCTCGATGCTCCCGCAGGTCATCAACTGGCTGCTCGACGTCGACACCGAGTCAGCCCCGCCCGACGACGGCGCCGCGCTGGTGTGGGACGCCGGCGTTGAGCAGTGGGTGCCCGGTACGCCCACCGGTGGTGGCGGAGGCGGCGGCGGAACGCTGGACTCCCTCACCGACGTCGACGTGTCCACCGACCCACCGGGTGACGGGGCCACGCTGCTCTACGACGCCCTGACCGGCCAGTGGATCCCCGGCAGCGTCGTGGCGGCGAACCTCGACGACCTGACCGACGTCGACGTGACCACCAGCCCGCCCACCGACAACGAGGCGCTCGTCTGGGACTCGACCCTCGGCAAGTGGGTGCCCGGCAGCGCCTCGAGCACGCCAGGGCCTCCTGGGCCGACGTCGTGGGGTATCCCCACGCCCTGGAGCTCGGCGAGCAGCTATGTCACCGGCCCGCCTGCCTCGGTGGTCACCTACAACGGCAGCGCGTACGTGGCGATCTTGCCGGGTGCCAACCACCAGCCCGACGTCTCCACGACCTTCTGGCGGTTGATCGTCTCCAAGGGTGCGCAGGGCGACGTCGGCCCGGCCAGCACCGTTCCTGGCCCGCCCGGGCCTGCCAACACCCTGAGCATCGGCACTGTCAGCGCCGGGACTGCGGCCGCCACCATCACCGGCACGGCGCCGACGCAGACCCTCAACCTGGTCCTGCCGCCAGGAGCGACCGGCGCCGACGGGCGCACCGTGCTCAGCACCAGCGGCATCCCCAGCAACGCCACGGGGCTCAACGGCGACTTCGCCTACGACGCGGCCAGCAAGGTCATGTACGGGCCCAAGGCCGCTGGCGTCTGGCCCGCCGGCGTCTCCCTGGCCGGCTCGGCCGGGGCCAACGGCAAGGGCGGCGTCAACAACACGATGAGTTGGGTCGGCACCCTCATCGTCACCACGACCAGCCCCCGGCTCTACTACGACGGCGGCGGCACGCTCACGATCGCCAAGATCCGCCTGAGCGTGCAGACCCCGTCTGTCGGGGCTGACATCATCGTCGACGTGCTGAAGAACGGGACCACGATCTTCCCGACCACCGCCAGGCCCAAGATCGTGGCGGCCGCGTCCACCGGGACCGCCGTGCCCGACATCACGAACTGGGGCGACGGCGACTACCTGCAGTTCATCGTCACCCAGGTCGGCACCACCTACGCCGGCTTCACCCTGACGGCCACGGCGGCGATCGCATGACCGACCCTTCGGTGCGGGCGTACGCCTACAACCTCAACAACACCGTCACCAACACCAATGCGATCGTCTGGCCCGCGGGCATTATTGCCGGCGACCGGCTCTTCCTGCTGGCGGCCGGGCCGTACCACCCCACCGCCCTGGCGGGCTGGGACATCCTCTACGACGTCGTCGACACCAACTTCCAGGCCGGGACCCTCTTCACCAAGATCGCTGCGGGTACCGAGTCCGGGACGACCACCACGGTCACCTTCTCCAGCTCGGACCGCAGCTGCGTCGAGGTCGTGGTGGTGCAGGATCCCGCCGGCTACCCGGTCGTCAGTGTGGCCAACGCGTCCAGTGGTGTGGCCCCGCGCGTCGCTGTGCCCACGGCGGGACATACCGGCTCGCTGATGGTCTACATGGGCGCGCTGCGCGATGGCGGCAACACGCCGACGCTGGAGCGCGGAACCACCCTGGTCGCCGCCTACGACGGCAACCGCGAGGCGGCGCTGATCGGGTCCGAGGTTCTCACCAGCAACGAGGAGACCTTCCAGTACTACTGGGCCGGGATCGCCGGCAACGGCTACTTCTGCGTGTCGATCGAGATGCAGGTTCCGGCCTACACCCGTGGGATGAACGCGGCGTACCTCGCTGCCCAGGCGGTCGACACCCCGTGGCTGAACTGGCCGCTCGCAGCCGACGCCCAGGACGTGTCAGGGAACGCCCGCCACGGCACCGTCACTGGCCGCTGGAACTTCGGTCGAGGCATGGGGATCGGCGACGGCGGCGACGGCTCCCAGAGCCTCGGTGGCACCAGCTACATCCGCAGCGCCTCACTGGCCATCCCTGCCGGCAAGATCGCCGTCGAGGTGATCGCTGACATCACCCAGACGGCCGACAACATCCGGATGGTCTTCTGTCTCGGCACCTCGAACTTCGACCTGTACCTCAACGGTGGCGGGATCATCGTCAACAACGGCGGCTCGAACGTCGGCACGGTCCAGCGCCAGGAAGGCATCCACCACGTTGTCATCGAGACGACGCCCGGCACTGACTGGACAACCAGCGGCTCCAAGATCTACATCGACGGCGTGCTGAAGGCGACCAGCGGCACCCACACCATCGCCGTGCTCGGGACCACCACGGTGCAGGTCAGCGGGTGGCCGTCATCTGGCGGACAGGAGCTGCCAGCCGGCTACTTCGTCGGTGGCTTCGCCATCTACGCCGGTGGTCTGAGTGCGGCCCGGGTGCTGGCGCACTGGAACGCGCTCGGCACCACGACGACCGGTACCGGCAAGCCCACCGACACCGCCAGCCTGATGACGATGGTCGCGATGGAGAAGGTGCCCGGTGCCACCGTCAACGGTGCCCGTCCCTCGCTGCTGCGTGACCTGTCAGGCAAGCGCCGGCACATGCTGTCCTCCAGCGCCAACACCGGCCAGATCAAGCTCCCGGCCACTCCGGCCGGGAAGCCCTCGCTGATGCTCGGCAACCTCTACGCGGCCGCGTACAACTTCCAGCGCGGACTGATGGGCGACATGGTCGCCGGCGAGATGTTCGTGCTGTTCAAGCACACCGCCGACCCACCGACCCTCGGTGACGGCCGGTTCTGGCAGATCGGCAACGACGGCCAGATCTCGCACATCCCCTATGTCGACGGCCAGCTGTACGACAACTTCGGCACCACCTCGCGCAAGGTCGCCACCAACCCGACCCTCTCGTTCGCCGCCCAGTACACGGTCTACAACGTCCGCTCGGCCGCCGGCGCCTGGTCCAACTACGTCGAGAACGTGCTGAACTACACCACCGCCAGCAACACCGTGGGCTGGTCCAACACTCCCTTCATCGGCTGGCCCGACGGCAACGAGCAGAACACCGAGCTCGTGGCGTTCCTGATGTACGGGGAGGTCCTCGCCTCACCGGACCGCGCGATCGCGCTGGCGTGGTTGGACCAGCAGCGCAGCCCCGTCCAGATCGACAACGCCTTCACCGGCGCGACCGTCGTCCCGCTCGACCCCGGGACCCTGCCGGCCAGCAACCAGGTCGACAGTACGGCGTACACCACCGAGGGGTCCGAGCCGCTGACCATGCCGCTCGACAAGACCGGCTGGGCCCACTTCCTCATCCTCGCCTCGGGGACCTACACCTTCGACACCTCCGGCTCGAACTTTGACTCCGGCCTGGCGGTCTACACCGGCGCCTCGGTCGGGGCGCTCACACTGGTCGCATCGGACCACGGGTCGGGCACCGGCTCGCCGCTGGGGTCCAAGCTCAGTGTCGCCCTGACCGCCGGCACGACGTACCACGTGCAGATCGGGTCAGGCACCGGGAGCGCCTCCGGGACGATCATGAAGCTGGGTGTCAGTGTGGTCTCACTGACGGGCGCGCTCGCTCCAGTCAGCACGGCTCCCGGCGCGCAGACCAGCCTGGGATGGCTCTACAAGGGCCGCTCGAACCAAGCAAGCGACGCTCTAAGCGGAGGCTGACAGATGGCGTTCACGTACCAGGAGTTCACCTCCACGCCGGCGACGATCATCGCCGACCTCAAGACGAAGATCGTGCTGAGCTCGAACTGGACGGTGCCGACCGGCAACGTGGTGCAGTGCACCGCAGCCAACGGTGCCACCATGGCGCTCGACCTGACCGGCGGTGGCGCGGCGGACAACCAGCGGATCCGCACCATGGCCTACCGGCTGTTCTCCGGCGGCGTCGGGACCAACGGCGTCCAGCGCTCTCTCTACTGGAACCGCGTGGCGCCTGCCTCGAGCGCCACGTTGCGCGTGCGGGTCTTCGCCGGCAACACCCTGCTCTACATCGAGATCGAGGGGCCACGCGCCGGGGAGGCCGGCGCCGACAGCACCACCTTCGGCTCGTACCGCCAGAGCATCTGGCTCGCCCAGATCACGCCGTACCACGGTGCCGACACCATCCCTTGCGTGGCGTTCGGCGGGACCAGCTCGTACCACGGCTACGAGAGCATCGTCGGGACCGCGCCGAACAGCCAGGTCGTCTACGTCTCGAGGAACCAGGGCGATACCTCGTCGTGGGTCACAGCTCGGATCATGACCCTGACAGTGCCTGCCTGGCAGATCAACGCCCAGGCCTACAACTACAGGGCCCTGGCCAGCGACGGCACCCAGTTCCTGCTGCCGTGGGTGGTCTTCGAGGACAGCGCCGGGATTCGCGGCCGCCTGACCGACATGTTCTACGCCGGCTGGTCGGCGTCCGACGACACCGCTGTCGTCGGCACGATCGCCGACAGCCAGACCATCACCTACGGCGGCAACACCTACCGGGTCACCACGCCCTGGCGGACCGACCAGACGGGGTCGGCCAACTCCTTCGGCTCGTTCGGCGTGGTGGCCAACGCCAGCGTCTCGGTCCGCTCTCCTCTGGTCGCCTGCCGAGTGATCTGACATGCCGACGCTGCTGCTGTCCGACGCAGTCAAGAACCTCGAGGCCGACGCGCTCGCGGCGGTGATCACCCACCTGTCGATCCACACGGCGACCACGGGGACCACTGGCGTGGCCGAGGCTGTTGGCGGGAGCCCGGCGTACGCCCGCAAGGCCGTCACCTTCAACGCCGCCGGGACGGTCGGGCCGTTGGGTGCTGCCGTCCAGCCGGCCACGGTGGGTATCGCGTGGTCGACCCAGGCGGTCTTCGACCTGCCAGCCGGCACCTACCCGTTCTGGGGAGCCTGGAACGCGCTGACGTCCGGACTGTTCCGGATGGGGCGCGACTTCTCCAGCGCTCGCGTGCTCGGCACCCAGGACATCCTGCCGATGGCGATCGGCATCGGCCCGGCAGTAGGAGCCTGAGATGACTCTGCTTGACGCGCAGGCCTTCGAGAACGGCGACCGCTCGCTCTACACCCAGAGCGGCCGCTTCCAGCTGGACACCGGCCGGTTCGGCGGGTTCTCGCTGCGGGCCGACATCTTCTACTCGTCCATCAGCAAGGCCATCCCGGCCAGCACTGAGGTGGTCGTCGGGACCGCGCTGTTCTTCGGGAGCATCTCGCCGACGGTGAACCACCCGATGCACGTCTACTACGAGGGCGCGACGCTCCACGTCGCCATCCAGATGACGGCGTCCAACACGCTGCAGATCATCGTCGGCACCACGGTGGTGGCCACGGTCTCCGCTCCACCCTGGCGGCTCGGCTGGAACTACCTGGAGAGCAAGGTCCGGGTCAACTCGAGCACTGGGTACGTCGAGGTGCGGCTGAACGGGGTGGTCACCCCGATCCTGACTTTCTCGGGCAACACCCGCAACGGCGGCACCGGCGTCATCAACATCATGCAGCTGGAGCTGCCGGACGGGTGGCGCGTCGACGACTGGGTGATCATGGACACCCTCGGGAGCACCCTCAACGACTTCATCGGCGAGGTTCGGCTCAGCGATGTGGTGCCCACCGGCGCCGGCAGCTCGACCGGCTTCACCCCGTCGACCGGGGCGAACTGGAGCAACGTTGACGAGTCCGGGCCCAGCAGCACCGACTACAACAGCTCCGGCGTCAGCGGCACACGAGACCTGTACGCGATGAGCAACGTCGCCGGATCCCAGGTGCTCGGTGTGTTCACTAGCCTGTGGGCGCACCGCGGCGACACGGCGCCGGTCTCGATCAAGCTGGCCATGAAGAACGGCTCCACCATCTCCTACGGCGCGACCAACCTGCTGACCAGCGCGATGGTTCTCTACCAGGACGCCTGGGGAGTCAACCCGGATACCGGGACTGCGTGGACCGTCTCGGACGTCAACGCGATGGAGCTCGGCGCCGAGGTCGTCTAGTGGTCGACGTCAGGATCGACGCCGTCAGCGCGACGGCGATCATCGCAGGGCCACCCGATGCGCGACTCGACGCGGTCAGCGCGACAGTCATCCTCAAGGGCGCGGCCGACGCCCGGATCGACACGCTCGGTGCGACGGTCATCATCGGCATCTCCAACCTGGAGATGGCGCCGCTCACCCTCACGGCCCTCGAGGTCTTCCCGATCGTCGAGCCGGCCCCGCTCGTCATCAATGTGGACGTCACTGTCTTCGGCACCGGCGCCGGCGTTGCCGGCATGCCGTGGATCCCCGCCGGCGTCGTGGCGACTGTCGGCAGCCTGTGGCTCCAGGACGGCATCGCCTCGGACACCGTGGTCGGTGGTGGCTGGGGCGTCATCGTCATGATCAACCCCTAGCTCCGCCTCACGCACCAGCCCAGCGGTACGGGTTACCCTCGGTGAGGTACCCACACCCAGCGGAGGCAGAGATGCAGGACCAGCCAGACCAGACCACCGGCCAGCTGCCGAACAGCGCCGGCGAGATCGAAGACGCGGCCGCCATCCCCAAGGCGCCGGTCAACCCCGAGTCCCGCGAGGTCGACGTCGACCCCGAGGTCGAGGCGTCCTACGCTCGCGAGGAGCAGTCGTGACGGCCACCCTGGCGGCCTACCGCGCTGCCATCCTCCAGGACTATGGCTACGTCGAGGGCCCCAACAACTACACCAAGTTCGGCGTCTGGTACGCCGGCCAGGTCAACGCTCCCTGGTTCGCCAACGCGGCCTGGTGCGACATGTCCACCTCGTACTGGGCTGACAAGGTCGGGGCCCGCGACGAGGTCGGCCTCTTCGCCTACACCCCGACGCATGCGCAGTGGTTCAAGGACCGCGGCCGCTGGTCGTGGCTCCCCGTCGCAGGTGGCATCGCCTTCTGGGACTGGGCGGGCAGCAACCTCATCAGCGCCATCGACCACGTCTCCGCGCTCATCGAGTCCGTTGACTCCGCTGGTCAGGCCACCACGCTCGACGGCAACTACTCCGACAAGGTCTGGCGCTGGCAGCACCCGATGCGCTACTTCGTCGGCTGCGGACTCCCGCAGTGGTCCACGTCGGCAGGGAGCGTTCCGCCCCCGATCCTTCAGAACTGGGACGGCGTCTCGTACCCCGGCCGCGCTGCCTTCGACCTCGGCTCCAACCACCCGGCTGTCACCAAGCTCGGCCAGATGCTGGTCGCCAAGGGCTTCGGCGGCGCATACAAGCAAGGCCCCGGCATCCCGATGGGCCCGGCTGACGTCGCCAACACCGCTGCCTTCCAGCGCGCGCAGGGCTGGACCGGAGCGGACGCTGACGGCTACCCGGGCCCGGAGACCTGGCGGCGCCTGATGGCTGGCTCTACGCCGCCACCGCCTCCCCCGCCGCCGGCGGAGAAGGTTCCGCCGACCCAGGGCTACCAGGGCGACGCGTACCTGGGGAAGCTGCACCGCGGCCAGACCGACTCCGACTCGGTGAAGGTCTACCAGCGCGCGCTGCGCAACTACCCCGGGATCTCCACCATCCCGCTGAACCCCAGTGGGGTGACCGGCACCTACGGCTCGGAGACCGAGGCCATGACGCGCAAGGTCTACGAGACCTTCGCCCAGTGGCAGCCCTCGGGTGGCTGGGGCGGTGGCGACCTCGGCGTCCCCGGCCGCGCGCTGCTCGAGAAGCTCGGCGTCCGCGTCATCGGATAGCCGCCATGCCCGAGAAGGCACGCGCGGTGTTGCACGAAGTCGTCTCGGTGCCCAAGACGTTCGATGGCTGGGCCATGCGCGTGCTGACGATCGCGGTGGTTCTGTGCATGATCAGCGCCTGGGCGACCTTCGCTGCGTCCCGGACCCTCAGTCTCCAGATCGAGGAGCTGCAGGAGAAGAACGGCACCTACCAGAAGCAGGCGCAGGTGCGCGGGTGTCTGCTACTGCAGAAGCTGGGGTCGACGCCCGAGGAGCTCGCGAGTGTCGGATGCACTCCCTGATCGAGCGGGTCGGGCGCGCCAGCGATGCCGTCTTCTTCGTGCTCGAGGAGACTGGCGAGCTGGTCTTCGGGACCATCGCCCGCGTCCCGTTCTGGCTTCTATGTATCGCGGTGACCCTCCCGTTCCTCATCAGTGCAGCCCCTCCAGCTGCCGAGGTCAACACAAGTGACCCCCTCACTAACCTCATCCAGTACGGCGTTCTCGGTATGGTGGTTTTGGGGTTTATTACGGGATGGATCGTGCCGGGCCCACAGGCCAAGCAACTGATCGAGGAGAACAAGCGGCTGAACGCGCTCATCGAGAGCCGATTCCTGCCGATGTCAGAGCAATATGCGGCCACCCTGGAGAGGTCGGCGATCGTGATGGACAAGGCCACGGACGCACTCGAGGTAGCCGCCGCGGCACTTGCCAGGCTTGAGCCGCGCGAGCGAGGCAAAGGATGACTGTGATCACCCTTCGACGACGCGCACATCTATCTCAACTGCAGCGAACACGTCTAGAAACGCTTACTGAGGTGAGTGAGCGGGTACTTGACGACAAAACAGAGCAAGCAAACGCTGCAAGCAAGCGTGTCGAGGCCGCTGCTGCGAGACTATTGGAAGGTCACGAGCGTCTTCTGCGCGGTGGCTGACCACCTCGCTCCGTCGGCAGGGAGAGCACCTTGTTCAGCATCATCGTCGTGTCGGCACTGGCCACCGTCATCGTCTCGTCGCTGATCTTCTTCTTCGGCTGGGGCCTTCCCGCCATCCGCGCGTACCGCCACGGCAGCCTGCGGGTCCGCAAGCTAGTCCTGCTGGACTTCGTCGGCTTCAACGTGGCGGCCTTCCTGCTCGGCGCGCTAGCCATGTACGGCGTCATCACGGTCGGCATCCAGCCGCCGTCGACGGCGGTCGGCACAATCGTGAGAGCCGGTCAGACCGTCCTCATCGCTGCCCTGTGCACCCTCAGATGCATCGTCTGGATCGTCGAGCGCAAGCATGATTCCGGGGTGTCGGATCTCATCGTGACCAGGAAGGAGGCATCCTGACGCCATGTCCACGGACCTTCTCCTGATCAACGCGATCGTCGGAATCGTCATCCCGGCGCTGGTGGCACTGCTCACCAAGGCGGCGGCGCCCGACTGGGTGAAGGCGGTCGTGAACCTCCTCCTGGCGGCGATCGCCGGCGTGCTGACGCCGATGGTCGCCTCGGGGACGGATGACATCGACTGGAAGGTCACCGGGCTGACCATCCTGCAGGTGTTCGTGCTGTCGGTGGTGGCCCACTACGGCCTGCTGAAGCCGACCGGGCTGACCGGTGGCGCCGGCGTCATCTCCCAGGCCGTTCCCGGAGGGGTAGGGCCCACCGACCCGGTCAAGGTGCAGACGCAGCTGGTCACCTCGCCGTTGGCCCAGGACGTACCGCCCGCAGGCCCATGAGCGAGCAGAGCACGCGTGACTTCCTGATCGAGGCGGCGATCGCCCTGGCCATGATGGCCGCGGCCGCGTACGCCGTGACCAGGGACGCCGGCCGTGCTCGGATGACGAGGCTGCTGACCCGCCTGCCGTGATCCCACGGAGCTCGCCCCTAGGGTGAGACGATCGCCGCAGCACACCGGAGGAGAGCACGTGCCAGGCACCAGGTATGTCACGCCGAGCGAAGCGGCGGACCGTAGCGCCATGGAGGAGATCCCGCACAGCGGGCCGCTCTACTTCAACGAGGTGGGCGTCAGCGGGCTGAAGTACTCCTCCGGGTACGTCGACGAGGAGTTCCTGCCGCACCTGCGCGGGCGCAAGGCGATCCAGGTCTACCGGGAGATGGGCGACAACGACGCCATCACCGGCGCCCTGCTCTTCGCCGTCCAGCAGCTGATGCGCGGCCTGGACTGGAACGTCGTAGCCGGGTCCAAGAACCAGGAGGGGGCCAAGGCCGCCAAGCTGGTCGAGTCCTCCAAGGACGACATGTCCCACACCTGGGACGACTTCGTCGTCGAGGCGCTGACCCATCTGCAGTTCGGTTGGGCGTGGCACGAGATCATGTATAAGCGCCGGATGGGGCCCTGGCAGACCGATGGTCGCCGGCGCAGCAAGTACACCGATGGGCTGATCGGCTGGCGCAAGATGCCGCTGCGGTCCCAGGACTCTCTGCACCGCTGGATCTTCGATGAGACCGGCAACGTGCAGGCGATGGTGCAGATGGCGCCGCCGCACTACCAGACCAAGACGCTGGCGATCGAGCGGTCCCTGCTGTTCCGCTTCGGCCACCACAAGGGCAACCCCGAGGGTCGCTCGATCCTGCGCAACTCCTACCGCTCCTGGTACTACAAGAAGCGCCTCGAGGAGTTCGAGAGCGTGGGCATCGAGCGCGACCTGGCGGGCCTGCCGATGGTCAAGGTGCCGGCGGAGTACCTGCGGGCTGAGCCGGGCACCCAGCAGTACAAGATGGTCGAGGCCATGAAGCGGATGGTCCGCTCGGTCCGGCGCAACGAGCAGGAGGGCCTGGTCTTCCCGATCGCCTACGACGCGGAGACCAAGCAGCCCCTCTTCTCCTTCGAGCTGCTGTCCAGCGGCGGCAGCCGCCAGTACGACACCAACGCGTTGATCCAGCGCTACGAGCAGCGCCAGCTGATGACCACGCTGGCCGACTTCATCATGGTCGGCCACCAGGGCAGCACCGGCACCTACAACCTGCACGTCGACAAGACGGGCATCTTCCGCGACACCCTCAACGCGGTCGCCTCCAACATCGCCGAGACGATGAACCGGTACGCGATCCCGCGCCTGTTCGCCGCCAACGGCTGGCGCCCGTCCGAGCTGCCGCGCTTCGAGGTCGGCAACGTCGACGCGCCAGACCTCGGCCAGCTTGCGCAGTTCCTCACCGCCACGGCGGGCCTCGGCTTCAACTGGGGACCGGACGCCGACATGGAGCGGTTCATCCGCCACGCCGCGGGCCTGCCCGACCTGTCCCCCGAGGACGTCGAGAAGCGTCGGCGCGAGGCTCGCATGGACGAGGCCGCCCGGATGGCGGTCACCCAGACCGAGTACCTCGGCGCCCGCCAGCAGCTGGCCCAGGCCGTCGCCACCGAGCGGCAGCTGGCGGCCGGCGAGCACACGCCCGAGACGCTGGCCATGGAGCAGCAGAGCCAGGCGAGCGCCCAGCAGCAGGCGGCCGGGCAGCAGCAGATGCAGATCGGCGCCGCCGGCGAGCAGCGGGCCCAGGAGCAGCACTCGATGGCCCGCCAGCAGGGTCTCTTCGCGGCGATCGGCGGCGAGCCCGGCCCGAACGGGCAGAACGGTGCCACGCAGGCCAAGTCCCCGATCAAGAAGCCGGTCCGCAAGCGCCTGGTCGCCACCGGCGCGCCGCGGCGTCAGCTGGTGGACCGATGAGTAGCGACACGCAGATTGACTCCGACGCCTACCCGGTCGTCGTGGGCATCGTCAGCGCGAAGTCCCGCCGGGCGATCAACGACGCTGCCGCGTTGTTCGCCAGCTACGTGCAGGACGTCATGGCCACCGGCCGCTCATCCGAGGACGCCTGGCGCGAGCTCGCGTCGGCCTCGGTGGTCCTGCTGACCGACCAGACCATCGAGCTGGCCCGGCTGCGTCGGCAGACCTCCGCCCAGGCGGTGCTGCAGCTGGCGGCTGACGTCTGCGACCGCCACTCCGGGAGCCCGGTATGAGCGATCGTCGTCGCGACGCTGCGACGGCTACAGTCGGGCTCGGTGGCGTCGCGGGGGCTGGTGCGCTGCGCCATGTCGGCCTCGAGCGGGCCTACGAGGGAAAGGCCCGCCCGAAGGTTCCCCTGCTGCATGAGCTCAAGTTGGTCCGGACCCGACGTGGCCGCATCCCGTACGCCGCCGGCGCAGCGCTGGGGCTGGTCTCCGTGCCGACCGCCGCGGTGGGCACGTCACGCCTGCTCAGCCGTCGCGTCGACAAGGCCGACGACCGGAAGCGGTCCTTCCTCAGCGAGGGCGTCGCCGGCGCACGCGAGGCGGTCACCTCCCGCAACGACGCCATCAAGGAGCGCCCACCCGGCAAGCTCGTGGCGGGCAACTACCTGGCCGGTGCCGCGGTCGGGTCCGCCGCTGGCGCGCTGGTGCACCGCGCTCCGGCACTGCGTCGCCTGCCCGGCGCGATGCGGTCGGGGCTCGCGGCCGCCAGCGGCGTGACCGCTGGCAGCGCCACGCTGCCGATCCAGAGCAAGATCACCCAGCGGGCCACCCATGGCGAGTACGAGGTGACCCCCACCGGCGTGCGCCGCAAGCGCAAGAAGCGCGCCGCCCCCTCGCGCACGATCGTCGACGGCCGCCCGGGCAAGAGCAACATGCACCCCATGGCGCTGCGCCAGGCGATGGTGCCCAGCAGCGACCCGTTCGAGAAGCGCGGCGAGCGCACAGCGGCGCGCTGGACGGTCGGGCTCACCCAGACCGCCGACAAGATGGAGCGCAGGGTCAAGCGCGGCCGTCTGGTTCCGGTGGCGGCGATCGGGGTGCGCTCGCTAGCCCGTGACGCCTCTCCGCTCGCTCGGGTCCGGATCCCGGTCCACAAGGCCGGCTACTACGGCGAGGACATGAGCCGCAGGGAGAAGCGCGCCAGGGTGGCAGCCGTAGGCGGTGCGCCGTTCGTCGGCGACTTCGCTCAGGCGGCCCAGGCCGGGCGGATGGCCCCTCCCGGCCAGCGTGGCTCGGCCGCGGCCCTGCAGTACAGCGGTGGCCAGGTCGGCGGCGCAGTCGGACAGGTTGCCGGCGCAGCTGGCGCTCTCGGGCTGGCCAGCCGTAGCCACCACGTCCAGCGGGGTGCGGAGAAGGTCACCGACGCCGTCGACCGCGCCGAGTCCACTGCCCGGCGGGTGGTCCGCGCTCCGGCCAAGGGCGCTCGCAAGCCCGGCATGCTGGCTCGCGAGGCGGCCAACCCCAAGGCTCCGCGCGCCGTGCGCGCCGCGCTGCGGCCGGTCGTGCGCAACCCCAAGGCAGCGATCGCCGGCGCCCTCATCGGCGGGGCGATCGGCAGCCAGGCCGGCGGCCAGGCTGGCTATGGCATCGCGCTCAACCGCGAGGACGCCTACAAGCGCCGGGTGAACAAGAACATGGCCGGAAAGATGGGTGGAATCCAGGGTGGCCGCTTCGCCAAGGCGGCCGACACCCACCCGCTGAGCAACCGCGAGCAGCGAGTGCTGCGGCAGCGCAAGAACCGCAGCGCGGTCATGAGCGCGGTCGGTGGGGCCACTGGCATCGCCTCCCTTGCAGCGCTGGGTGCGTCGCGCCATCCGAAGCTGCGCCGGCTGAAGGACATCCAGACCCCGCTGCTGACCACCGGTGCCGGTGTGGGTGGGATCAACGCCTTCACCAACGCCGCCATCCAGCGCAAGGAGGCCCAGGCGAGCGCGGTCCGCAAGGCCCTGGTGCCCACGGGCATCCGGCGCGCCCCGGCGATGCGCGCTGGCTTCATACGTCAGA